ACCTGCAGGAGCACTGGTTCGTACCAAGGCACCTAAACCATCCTTTAAACCTGAAGCACTTCCTAAGGCAACTAAGTCCGCTGAACCTGCAGGAGCATTAGTTCGCACAAAGGCACCTAAACCACCTAAACCAATATATCCTAAAATTAAAGGAACTTCTTCTGAACCTGGTGGAGCACTGGTTTCTACAAGAGCACCTAAACCAACCTTTAAACCAGAAGCACTTCCTAAGGCAATAAAGTCTGCTGAACCTGGTGGAGCATTAGTTCGCACAAAGGCACCTAAACCAACCTCAAAAACATCTACTTCTGGTGGTGGTGGAAAAACACCTAAAGGTAGTGGTTTAACACAAACTGTTCGTGCTACTTTATCACCTGCAGAAAAAACTGGAAATATGAAGTATCCAGGTTTGGAAAAATATGCAACAGGATCATCTTCTTCTGGTGGTCCATCAAAATCACCAATTTCTTCTTTATCGAGAAATCTAAAAACTGCAGGAATTGTTGGTGCAGCAGCTGCTGGAACCGCAGCAGTTGATCAAGGGTTAAAGAGTGAAAAGAGTAGACGTGATGCTGAATTGAGAAAGAATGTAAAAACTAATGTTTATAATACTATTGATGCACCATCTATAGATAAACCAACAGGGCAAATTCGCAGTCGTTTAAAAGTTGGTTCTCGTAAGATTGGTTCTACTTTTGATGATGCTTTCAGAGAGGCAAAAAGAAAAGAAAAGGAGGCAAAGAGAATTGGAGATCCAGTTAAAACAACATTTACTTATGGTGGTAAGGAGTATTCAACTAAAATGAAAGAAGAGAATTTAATTAATTATCTGCTTGATGGGGGATTTGCAACGGATGAAAAATCTGCAGAGGCAATCATTAGTGTAATGAGTGAAGAATGGAAGCAGAATGTTATTGAGGGATTAACACCTCTTGGAATAAAAACTGCTGGAGTTGTTGATGATCAGAGAAGAGGATCTACCAGAGATAAAGATCTTAAAGGTACAAGAGATGCTTTAGATAAAATGAAAGCGTACCCTAATGGATTTCCTAGTGTCAAGGGAGTCTGAGACCACTTTCCAAACTGGTATACAGGAGGGTTTCACCACCCTCTTTTTTTGTATGATACGCTCATACGCAACAAACTCATGACCGTTCGCCACGAAATCAAATCTCAACTTGCTAAGCTGCTTGCCACGGAAGATCTTGTGGTTGAGCACAAGAAGGTGGAGACTGCTCAATTCAACGTTCACACCCGTGTGCTCACGCTTCCTATGTGGGAGAAAGCAAGCAACACCGTATACGATCTCCTGGTGGGGCATGAGGTGGGACACGCCCTTTACACCCCCGATGAGGATTGGACAGTAAACGTAAAGGTTCCTCCACAGTTTGTGAACATTGTGGAAGATGCCCGTATTGAAAAGATGATGAAGCGCCGTTATCCTGGTCTTGCTAAGACTTTCTTCAATGGATATAAAGAACTCACTGATGATGATTTTTTTCAAATCAAAGACGACAATCTGGAAACTTATAACCTTGCCGACCGTGCAAATCTGTGGTTCAAGATTGGTAACTATGTTGATGTTCCGATTGAACGTGGTGAAGAGACTGAAATTATCAATCTGATTGCCGACAGTGAAACTTTTGCAGATGTTCTGATTGCTGCAGAAGAACTCTATAAGTATTGTAAGCAAAAGCAGCAGGAAGAAACCAAAATCCAAATTGATGAACTTCAATCGCAGAGTTCTGGTTCAAGTCAACAACCTGCATCTGATTTTTCTGATCAACAAGAGGGTGAGAATGATCAACCTTCGTCGGAGGGATCTGAAGAATCTTCTTCCAACCAAGACTCTTCTCAACCAAAACAAAATCCTTCTACTACTAATGAAGGTGGGGAAGATAATGAACCAGAAGTTAAGACCATGGACAAACTTGAGGAAGCACTCAAGGAATTGATTAATGATGATGGTTATGAGAATGTATATCTTGAACTTCCTAAACTTGATCTGGATAAAGTGATCGTTCCCAATTCTGAAATTCACGCAAAGTGTAAAGAAAGTTGGGATGGTTACCTCACCAACTGTGGATATACTCATCAAGAAATTTTTGGTGAAGTTGATAAGAAGTTTGTAGAGTTCAAGCGTTCCGCACAGAAGGAAGTTAACTATCTTGTGAAAGAGTTTGAATGCCGTAAGGCAGCAGATTCCTATTCTCGTGCTTCAACTGCACGTACTGGCGTTTTGGACTGCTCTAAACTTCACACATACAAATATAACGAAGATATCTTCCGCAAGGTAACAACTCTTGCGGACGGTAAGAATCATGGTCTTGTGTTTGTTCTTGACTGGTCTGGTTCTATGTGTGACGTTATGGCGGATACTGTCAAACAACTTTATAACTTGATTTGGTTCTGTAAAAAAGTTAGTATTCCTTTTGAAGTTTATGCTTTTACTACGGATTATCCGCTAGTTCAGTATGAAGACGGTAAACCAAATTATCGGCAACTTGCATACAAGAAAAAAGATGGACTTCTTCAAGTTGGGGAATGGTTTTCTATGATGAATCTTCTTACCAGCAAAGTAAATGCAAATACTCTTGAAGAACAGATGAAGAATATTTTCCGCCTTGCTACTTCATTTAACTGTAGGAATTATTCCCGATACCCTGTTCCTGTTGGTATGAGTCTTTCTGGAACTCCTTTGAATGAGGCTCTGATTTCTCTGCACCAAATTTTACCTAAATTTCAAACAGAAAACAAACTTCAAAAAGTTCAGTGTGTTGTTTTGACTGATGGTGAAGCGTGTGTAGTCAAGTATCATCGTGAAATCCAACGACGCTGGGAACAAGAACCTTTTATGGGAACTGCACATATCGGTCCAAGTGCTTTCCTTAGGGATCGTAAAACTGGCAATACTTATTCTTTTGATTGTGAGTGGCATGAATTTACTGATGTTCTTCTTCGCAACTTGAGGGACTGTTTTACTAACATTAATTTTATTGGAATTCGTGTTTTGGAATCTCGTGATGCTGGTTCTTTTATCCGCCGCTATTGTGGATATTATGGGGATGAGTATGATAAGGTGATGAATGCTTGGAGAAAAGAAAAAGCATTTTCTATCAAAAAATCAGGATATCATACTTATTTTGGTCTTTCTTCTAATGCTCTTTCGCAAGACTCTGCGTTTGCTGTTGCAGAAGATGCTACTAAATCTCAAATTAAGAATGCATTTGTGAAGAGTCTTAAGACTAAAAAAATGAATAAGCGTATTCTTGGTGAGTTTGTGGAACTTGTTGCTTGAACCACTTTCCAAACCGTCCACTCAGGTGCCCACAAGGCACCTTTTTTCTTGTATAATATGAGAGTTCAAATGAAACACACCTAATTACATCATGTCTCGCAAATCTTCTGTGAATAACGAACAACTCATTTCTGAACTCAAGTCTCTGTATGGTATAGAGTTTTCTGCTGGTGATGTTCGTGGTTATTGTGCATCCAAAGGTATTTCTTATCCTACTGTGACTCGTTATCTTGAACCTTTTAAAACAGATCGTGGTCGTTGGAATCTGGAAGTGACTCAAGAACGTGTTGAAGAGATTGAACGTTCTTATAGTGCTCCTGCAGTCCTGCCTACTTCTGAACAAAATCTTATTCCTGATAAAGATGATACCTTCGTCAAGTTTGGTAACTTTAACGATATTAAAAAGATTATTCAGTCCAGTATTTTTTATCCTGCGTTTATTACGGGTCTTTCGGGTAATGGTAAAACGTTCTCGGTTGAGCAAGCGTGTGCTCAACTTAAGCGTGAACTGATCCGTGTGAACATCACCATTGAAACTGATGAGGATGATCTGATCGGTGGTTTCCGTCTGGTGAATGGCGAAACTGTTTGGCACAATGGTCCTGTGGTGGAAGCACTTGAACGTGGTGCCGTGTTGCTTCTGGATGAGATTGACCTTGCCTCAAATAAGATCCTGTGTCTGCAATCTATTCTGGAAGGCAAGGGTGTGTTTCTCAAGAAGATCGGTCGCTTCGTGAAACCTTCTTCGGGTTTCAACGTGATTGCCACCGCCAACACCAAGGGCAAGGGTTCTGATGATGGTCGCTTCATCGGTACCAACGTGCTCAATGAGGCATTCCTAGAGCGTTTCCCTGTGACCTTTGAGCAGTCCTATCCTGCTCCTGCAACTGAGCAGAAGATCCTGGAAGGCATCGCTCTGGACCTTGGTGTGGAAGACCGTGACTTCTGCAAGCGCCTGGTGGACTGGGCAGACATCATCCGCAAGACCTTCTACGATGGTGGTATTGAGGAAATCATCAGCACTCGCCGCCTGGTTCACATCATTCGTGCCTACAGCATCTTCAGTGACAAGGCAAAAGCAATTCAAGTTTGCATCAATCGTTTTGATGACGAAACTAAGCAAGCATTCCTTGAACTGTACGACAAGGTTGATGCTGATTTCAAGATGCCTGTTGATGTTGACCAACAGACTCAATCCTGATATAATTGGGGAAGGTTAATTATGACTTTTCCCTTTATGTTTGGACCTGAAGATGAGAGAAACCTTATGTCTAACAAAAATGACACGATGATTTCTGGATCAACTGCAACTGATACAATTGACTTTGGTGCTGCTCAACCTGCACAGGATTATTGGTATGAAGATGGAGTTAGTTTGATTGGAAATCCTTTTTATGCTACCGATACAATTACTTTTAATTTGAATATGACTGAAGACACTAACAAAAATGGTTTCTGGAAATACAACGAAGATAAAATCCTGAAACAACTTGAAGAATATATTGCTAGCACTTATCGTCAGCATTATGTTGATCGAACTGGTGGGGGAAAGGAACAAACTCTTGACAAAATCAAACATAATCGTCGTGAAGGATTCTGTGCAGGTAATGTGACCAAGTACATTGATCGTTATGATACTAAAGGTACTCCTCGTGCCGATTTGTTCAAGGTTCTTCATTACACTATTCTTTTGATCAACCATCTCAATCTCATTGAAAACAAGTGAAACTCCCAAACAAAACTATGAAACTTTCTGATAATACCCTGACAATCCTTAAGAATTTTGCTGGGATTAACAATTCAATTCTTGTGAAAATGGGTACTAAACTTCGCACTATTTCTGTTGCTAAGAATATTCTTGCTGAAGCAGAAATTACTGAAGATTTTCCACGCGAATTTGCTGTTTATGATCTGAATCAATTTTTGAATGGTCTTAGTCTTCATAAAGATCCTGATCTTGATTTTACTGAAGATTCCTATATCACAATTCGTGAAGGCAAGCGAAAGGTTAAATATTTTTATGCAGATCCTAATGTAATCGTTTCTCCTCCAGAGAAAGAAATCCAACTTCCCTCTAAGGATGTTTGCTTCCAACTTGATAGTGTTACTTTAGAAAAACTTCTTAAGGCATCTTCAGTCTATCAACTTCCAGATCTTTCTGCTGTTGGTGAGGCAGGAGTCATTCGCCTTGTTGTCCGTGATAAGAAAAACGATACTTCAAACGAGTACTCGATTACAGTTGGTGAAACTGATAAAGAGTTCACCTTCAATTTCAAAGTTGAAAATATTAAAATTATTCCTGGTGCATATGACGTGGTTGTGTCAGAAAAACTACTGTCACAGTTTACAAATTCTACCTACAATTTGAAGTATTATATTGCTCTGGAACCTGATTCCTCCTTCAACTGATGCATTTTCTTCTTTATCTTTCTCCCGAAGGTACTGAAATCTACAATATGATTTCAAGAAAAGTTCGGGTAGTTGAAAACACTCCTATTTGTCAAAAGTATGACATTTTTGGGTGGTATCAGAACACAACCAAAACTATGGTTTTTTGTACTGATAAAATTATTTCTAAAGGAAATCCCAAGTATTATGTAAATGAAACTCTCTTTCATGAATCTGCTCATGTTGCTCAGGCATGTAGGCAAAATATGAAAGAAGTAAAACCATTTGGGATTTCTCCCTCTAAGATGCATCTTTCTGATATTAGGAAAAACGATTTAAAATTATCTTATTCAATCGGAGGAAATGAAGTTCTGTCCATTGAGCGAGAAGCATATTGGATGGAAGATAAACCAGATCAAGTTAAATACGTGCTTCAAAAGTATTGTTTTTGACCATGAACATCTTTGTTACTTCTCCTTGGCCTGCTGAGAGTGCCATTTGCCTTCCCGACAAACACATCGTTAAAATGCCTCTGGAGTGCTGCCAGATGCTCTCCATCGTCGCTTCAGACAAGTGGGGGAATGGGTATGGTACTCTTCTTAAGGTTGATGGGACTCCCTATAAGACGGACAGGGGTGCCTTTCGCAATCATCCCTGTACCAAGTGGGCGCTGGAAAGTATCCATAATGCTTACTGGTTGATCAAGCATGGTTTGAACTTGTGCGATGAGTACACTTTGAGGTATAATAAGGTTCATGCCTGCTATAAGACTCTTGTAGATGCTTATTACTTGTTTCCTAAAGGGAAGATTACTGAAGTAACATCATTTGCCCGTGCTATGCCCGATGAGTATAAACTTGACACAAGCATTGACACTTTTACTGCTTACAAGATGTATATCGCATCCAAACCTTGGGTTGCTGATAACTATCTTCGTATGCCCGAAAGACGACCATCTTGGGTAAATTAAATTATGATTGAACTAACACAAGAACAAATCAAAACTCTTGAAGACGCATTTAATTCTCTTCCAGAAAAACTGAGAACTGGAAAGTATAGAACTATGGAAGGAATTGAAGAACAACTTTCGAGTGGTACTAACATTATCTTTTATATTAGATGTGAAGATAAAGTTGATAAGGATGGTGAATATAAAGAATATGAAATGAAGAGTATGAAACTTGGTGAGATTTGATTATCCAAACTACATAAAATGTCGTTTGGTTATAAATAATATTAGTTACAACTCTTCTAATGGAACTCGAAGGAATTATCTACAAACAATCAAAAACTTATCCTGACATTTATGTTAGTTCTTGTGGTAAAATTCTAAATGTGAAACCTATTGGAAGAGTTGATAAACGAGATGGATATGTTGTAGTTCGTGAAAAACGACTACATCAACTTGTGGTAGAATGTTGGGGCGAACCAAGACCAAAAGGTAGAGATTGGTGCATAGACCATATTGATGAAAACAAAACCAACAACAAAGTAGAAAACTTAAGATGGTTGCCTCGTTCCGAAAACACAAGAAGGTCTCAAGTTGGAAGAGTAAATCCAAGAAAAGCAGTAGTCCAAATGGAGGATAAAGTAAAAGAAGAAATCACCAACCTTTCTCATCAAGGTTTGTCTCAAAGACAAATTGCTGATATTATGGGAAAAAGTCAAAGAAGTATTTGGAATGTATTGAATGGAGTTTATTAATGAGTGACAATTTTTTGTGGGTGGAAAAGTGGAGACCAAAAAAGGTAGAAGATTGTATCCTTCCAGAGGATACTAAAAAAACCTTTTTGGACTTTATTGAAAAGGGAGAAATTCCTAATCTTCTTCTTTCTGGTCCTCCTGGTATTGGTAAAACCACTATCGCAAAGGCATTATGTAATGAATTAGGTGCAGATTATTATGTAATCAACGGGTCTGATGAAGGTCGTTTTCTGGATACTGTGCGTAATCAAGCAAAGAATTTTGCTTCAACAGTATCACTTCAAGGGAACGATAGGCATAAAGTAATTATTATTGACGAAGCAGACAATACCGGTAATGATGTTCAACTCCTACTACGGGCGAATATTGAGGCATTTTATAACAACTGCCGATTTATCTTCACCTGTAACTACAAGAACAAAATTATTGAACCTCTTCACTCCCGATGTGCCGTTATTGACTTCACAATCAAAGGAAAGCAAAAACAACAACTTGCAGGATCTTTCTTCAAACGTCTCCAAACGATCTTGGATCAGGAAAGGATTGATTATGATCAAAAAGTCGTTGCGGAATTGGTATCCAAGCACTTCCCAGATTTCAGACGAGTCCTCAACGAATGTCAAAGATATTCTACGGGGGGTAAAATTGACTCAGGAATTCTTGCATCGTTCTCAGACATCACAGTAAATGAACTCATTAAAAATCTCAAAGACAAAAACTTTTCAGAAGTCCGCAAGTGGGTGGTCTCCAACTTGGACAACGATGCTTCTAGTTTACTTCGCAGGATTTATGACGCCTCTTATGATTGCCTTGTTCCCGCATCTATCCCTGCTGCCGTTCTTGTTATTGCTAAGTATCAATACCAATGTGCATTCGTTGCTGACCAAGAAATAAATCTTCTTGCAGCTCTTACTGAAATTATGGTGGAGTGTGAATTCAAATGAAAAAAATTAGACATTATTACAAATCTACATCAGTAAACTTTAATTTAGTTAGAACATCTGACATTAAAGATTTTCAAAGAATAAGTGGTTTAAAACTTTATAGTGAAAAATCTACACAAAGATTTTTCACTTATGACCAAAAGGCATCAAATGAGGCAATTAGTGCCGCTTTTTTTGAATATATTGGATGTGAAGAAGTTGAAATTAATGAAGGGGTAATCAAACTCCCTGTAGATAATAAGTATGAAAATGGTTATAATTGGAAAACAAAAAACAGAGGTACTAATGCTCGTTTAAGAAAACCAGATCCAAATTATAACCCTTATGATAAATTAAACAGGGGAAAACCACCTATTAATCCAAAAACAGGTCGTCGTGATGGTGGAGTGTGAATTTAAATGAAAAATCTCAGACATCAAATTAAATCTCAGTGGTACTATATTTTTTGGGGTACTATGGCAGTTGCTGTGGTTGGAGGACAAATCTACGTTGGACTCGGATACCGAAAAATGGCAGAAGCAACTAAAGATACTTCTATTGCTGTGACTTGTACTCCCCAATATGTAGTTGTTCCTAGAAATAAGGAAGGAGAATTTGAATGAATCCATTAAAAATTGATTATAAGTCATTAAAAGAAGAACGTGTTAAGACTACCCCAGAAAATGTAAAAGAATCAAACGAATCTTTGTTTCGTGCTAAAATGACTCTTCCTGCTGCTGCCAAACACTGTGGCATGACGCAGAAAGAAATGAAAATGACCTTTCTTGAGTATTTAAAGTACCATCCCACTGATTATTTAAACGATGACCAAAAAGTATAAAAAAAACTGGGAAGCATATTGTGAAACTGCTTTCAATAACTTAAAATCCAATCTCCACAATTGGGGTAAGGAAGACTTTTATCGTCCAATTACTAGGACTTTTTATATTAACGTTTTTGATTGTGCTGGGGTAAATCACACCGGGTTTATTAGTGAGAGTGCAATTGAAAATCCAAAAGAAAGAACTCATGACCACTGCCTTTCTCCACAATTCATTGGGAGGATGGTAATGGATAATCCTGACAAGTTCTTGAATGATTATGAATCTTTCAAGAATCTTTTTTGGTTGGCTTGTTCTACTATTACTGTAACTAAAAAAGAAAATACCTCACTGAGTCAGTTGACTGAAAATAATGGTTATGATTATAAAGTTCATGTTCCTACAAACTTAAAGTATAATCATTTAGATATTAAATTGCATAAAAGAATTGGGGCAAGATGGACAGATTCTATTCCTATGAATAGTAGTATTATTGATGTACCAAAAGAACTTTTAGATTATGAAACGCAGTTTTTAGTTGTATGAGTTTATTATCTGAAAGTGATGCTATTTGGGCAGCAGATCAATTTATAGAATATTATTCTAAGTTTAATCGCATTGATGACTATATGCGATTTGTAAAGAAGAGTAGAATTCAAAATTCTTCTGGAAAATTATTTGGACCTGAAGATGAGATATTTTCTGATTTTTCAGTAAATCCAAATGATATGACATTTACAATTCATGAGGTTGATACCAGTTCTAAACCAAAGACTAAGTACAATCAAGAATTGTATTCTGAAATTTTAAACATGACTGCTTCTAATGCAATTGAAGAAGCAATTCCAGGTAGAACAATTAAATGGATTATTACTGAAGACACAACTAATAAAGTAATTGGAGTTGTTCGATTTGGATCTCCAACTATTAATTCAAAACCAAGAAATGATTATTTTGGAGAGGTTCTACCTTTATCTAAAATTAACCATGAGTTTGTAATGGGATTTAACATTGTTCCAGTACAACCATTTGGGTACAATTATCTTGGTGGAAAACTTCTTGCATTGTTGGCATCTTCTAATGAACTCAAAAGACAATTTGATGCAAAGTATGGAACTGATCTTCAATACTTTGAAACAACTTCATTATACGGTACAACAAAAGGAGTATCCATGTATGATGGTCTTAAACCTTATATTCGACACATAGGAGACACTGAAAGTAATTTCCTTCCTCTATTTCATGATGACTATTTTCGTGAAATGTTTTGGTGGTTTAACAATAATGCTAATGGTGGTGAAAGATTAATTTCTGCAGATAAGTCTTCAAAGAAATTGAAAATTCAAACTAAGATGGTTTCAATCATCATAAAGTCTCTTCAAGATGCTTCAAAGCTACATGAATTTAAAAAATGTATTGAACATGCAAAAACTTTGACTGAAAAGAAGAGATATTATATTTCAAAGTTTGGGTATGAACCTGAAGAGGTTATTGAGTGGTGGAAAGTCAAGGCAACACGAAGATATAATAAACTGATTCAAGACAATAAACTTAGGAAAACTTTGGAATTATGGACTGCAAATTCCAATTTAGAAATTATTAGATAATATGGAACTTAAAGACTGGTTAAATTCAATTAATCAAACAAAGAAAAATTTGATTGATGAAGATCCTTTGTTGGAGAAAGAATATTCTCCATATGTTATTAATCGTTGCTTTTCTGGTCATATTGATTCTGTAATGTTTTCTAATGAAATGAATAGATATCATTCTTTGCCTAAAAAGTTACAATATGACTTTTATATAAATAGTCTGAGGAAAAAGAAGAGATTTTCTCCCTGGCTCCGACAAGATAAAATCAAAGATCTTGATTATGTTAAACGTTACTATGGTTATAGTAATGAAAAGGCAAAACAAGCTTTGAGGATTCTTACTAAAGAACAACTAACATTTATTAAATCGAAATTTGAAACTGGAGGAACAAAATGAGTGTCGTTCAAGAACCTGAAGTGAAGTGGACGCCCGATCAAATGGTCGAAGTGGTTCTTAATGAACCAGACGACTTTTTGAAGGTACGCGAAACTTTGACTCGTATCGGAGTCGCATCACGAAAGGAAAAGAAAATCTATCAGTCTTGCCATATTCTTCACAAGCAAGGTAGATATTATCTCGTTCACTTTAAGGAACTGTTTGCCCTGGACGGTAAACACGCTAACCTTACTGTGAATGATGTTCAGCGTCGTAATCGTATTGCCCAACTTCTTGCAGATTGGGGTCTAATTACGATTGTGGATGTAACGAAAATTCAGGATATTGCACCCTTAAATCAAATCAAAGTTCTTGCATACAAGGACAAAGGTGATTGGATTCTTGAAACCAAATACAACATTGGATCTAAAAAGAAACGAGGTGAAGAACCCGAATGATCTTTGAGGGGTTGACACCCCTCTTTATTTATGCTATGATGCATAAATAAACCGTCTACTACATCGGTTGAGTAGTAGATACCTGTTGTGGAAACACTCAGGTGGGATATGTTCCCATAACAACTAACATGTCGAAAGACAGTTAACGAATCTAAAGAGGTAACATGACGAGAGAAATGCGTCCAAATAAAGCGTATGAACAGTTCGCTTCTAATTTTGAAAAAACTATTAATAGTTCACTATACACACAACCTAAAGTAAAGGTTTTTATTTTACAAACTGGTGGAGGAAAATCATACTATCAAGATAAGGAAATGCCTTTAGTACTTAAGAATGCATTTCCCGACATGAAATATATTTTTAGGTTATCTCCAACAAGAGAAGTTGCATATGATGGAACATTTTGTCATGTTGAAGAACTATCCAAAGAAGATGAGGTTAATTTCACTTTTATAGCTGATCCTGCAAGTAATAGTATTTTAGATGCTATTGGAAAAATACCAAAGACAGTTCTTTGTGTTTCTTGTACTCACACTTACTTCTCTACTAATTTTGAAAGATTGCTAAAATATGCTAAAGAATCTGTTTTAATTATTGAAGAAGCTCATCAATTCATTGGATGTGCTGATGCAGGTAGAGAAGCATATACTGTTAATTTTGGTTATACCTCAGAATACTCTGCCGAAACTTCTAAACTAATTTTAAAATGGAGAGATGTAAATCCTAGAATTTTGGGATTTACTGCTACTGCTACTGAACATCATAGGGGTAATGATAAATTATCTGATCAATTTGAAATTTCTGGAGAACTTGCACCATTAGAGGATATTCTCCCTTCCCAATCTTGGTTAAATAGACCAAAACCATATAGTTTTACTAAAACACAAGGTTTTGATTCAATTAAACCTGCAGTTCAAGAAAGTATCGAATTGCTTTTCAAACGGGAAGAACTGTTATTTAAATTAAAAAAATCTGATCCAAATATTAACCCTAAACTTAGTGCATTTTATGTGTGTGGAGATTCGAGGGGAATTTGGGGATGTTCTATTACTGAAACTAGAGAAATAATTGCTGATTATCTTTTAACTGAGGGGTTTGGCAATCCTTCAGATAAGATGATTGCTACTATGGTAGAAAATAATAGTGGTGGGAATACTATTTGGGGATTAGATGGATCTAAAGAAACTGTTCCAACTTCTTCAGAATTATTTACTAGATTGCAAGATCCAAATGATCCAGTTAGATTTCTTCTTGTCATTAATAGGGGTAGATCTGGAATTAATGTCCATAATTTAACAGCAGCTGTTGTATGTCGTGTTCGTGATCCAAAGGAGATTAAAACACCAATACCCATTCAAATTTTTGGGAGAATGGTGAGATTGAATGTTGGAACTGGCGATATCATTCGTAAAGAATATATTAATAATCTTGACAATTATTTAAAGTATTATCCTCAGGATTATAATGTAGATATTGAAACTGTAATTGAAACTATTAAAATTTCAAATGTTTTTGATATCTGGCACCCTACCAATAACAAGGCAAAAAGAACTTGGGAAGAATCATTAGAAGAATTTGAAAAAGATTATGTTAATACATCTCAAAAAGGTTTTGATTATCTTTACAAATTTACTGGTGTGCAAAAACCCAATTGTATAAATCATACTGTTAATAATGAACTCCCATTAAATTGTCCTTATTGTGGAGAATTTATTGAAGATAAAATTTCTGAATGGGCAATTTCAGGAGCACTTGATAAATTTTTCGTATAACCGAATAAAAAAGTAGGGAGTTCAACACTCCCTTTTTTATGCTTTCTGTTATAATTATATGCGGATGCCGTAAGGGTCCACACAACATAAACTCGCTTTTTAAGGAGCTACTATAATGACTAACCTTGCAACTTCTAGGTTTACATCTGCGGATCTTCCTGCCTTGATGGACAGGATTACACGTAATAGCATTGGAATGGATGAATATTTTGATCGTATTTTTAAGATTCACGAGACGACTTCTAATTACCCACCATATAATCTTGTTCAAATCAGTAACGTAGAATCAAGATTAGAACTTGCACTTGCTGGATTTAAGAAGGAGGAAGTACATGTATACACAGAGTATGGAAAACTTTTTGTCGAAGGGCAAAAAGAGGATAAAGAGTCTGATACACAATACATTCATAAGGGATTGGCTCAACGATCTTTCAAGAGATCATGGACATTATCTGACGACACAACAATCAAAGAGGTCACATTTGAAGATGGACTATTGAATGTAACTCTTGGTAAGATTATTCCAGAACATCATGCTCGTAAAGATTATCTATAAATATATTTGAATATCGTCGGCGCTTGGGAGGCAACTGGCAAAATCCAGTTGACACCTCCCCCTTTTTTTGCTAAAATGAGATTAAGGAAATTATCTGAGCATGTCAACTAAATTAGCATTGTTAAAGTCCGGAGATTACATTATTTCCGATGCAAAAGAACTTGTTTCTGATGAAAAACCATGTGGATATTTGTTTTCCAATCCACATAAAGTTATTTTAAATTCTCCAGTTCTTTTAACTGAAAACATTAATGAAGATTCTGAAAATGTTGTCAGTGTAACTTTATCTCCATGGATTATTTTATCTGAAGATAAAGATGTTATTGTTACGCCAGATTGGGTTATAACTGTAGTAGAACCCATTAGTTCTTTAAAAGAAATGTTTGAGGAAAAAGTAAATGGAAAAGAATGTGAAGTGTCTATTGTTGAAAGTTGATACTATTTTAATAACTGAAATAATCGAAATTGATGCTGAACTTGGGGATCCAAATTGTAAATTGATTAATCCTTGTCAATGGAAAAAGAAAGAATCTTCCGAAGAGTTTTATCTTGAACCATGGATAGAAGCAACAAATCAAAAAGAACTTATGATTAGATCTGAAGATATTTTAACTATTGCAGATCCAACTCATGAAGTTATTGAAAAGTATCTTGAATTTATTAAATAATGCGTTTTTATACTAACGTTCAAATGGTCGGGGATCACTTCTTGGTCCGTGGTTATGAAAATGGAAATCATTTTATGACCCGTGAGAAGTTTAACCCGACTCTTTTTGTCCCTGCGAATAAAAAAACTAAATACCAAACTCTAAATGGAGAATATGTTGAATCAGTTCAACCTGGTTCTGTTCGTGAATGTCGTGAGTTTGTCAAGAAGTATGAAAATGTAGAAAACTTTAAAATCTTCGGAAATACTCAATACATTTATCAGTATATTTCCGACATTTACCCAGAAGAAGAACTGAAGTTTGACATCAATAAGATTAAAGTAACTACGATTGATATTGAGGTTGCATCCGAGAATGGATTTCCTGATGTGGAATCTGCCGCAGAAGAAGTTCTTTTGATTACTATTCAGGACTATTCTTCAAAGCAAATTCGCACTTGGGGAAAAGGTCCATTTCAGAACCGACAAAAAAATGTTATCTATAAATCTTTTAAAACTGAATATGATCTCTTAAATGATTTTATTAATTGGTGGATGATTGAAACTAATACACCAGAAGTTGTAACTGGGTGGAATAGTAAACTATATGATATTCCATATCTTGTCCGTAGAATTGATAGGGTTCTTGGTGAAAAGTTAATGAAAAGAATTTCCCCTTGGGGACTTGTAACAGAAACTGAAACTTATATTTCTGGACGTAGACATCTTTGTTATGATGTTGGAGGTATTTCACAGTTAGACTATCTCGATCTTTATAAAAAATTTACTTACAAAGCACAAGAGTCTTATCGTCTTGATTATATTGCTGAGGTAGAACTTGGCCAGAAAAAACTTGATCACTCCGAGTTTGATACATTTAAAGACTTTTATACTAATGGTTGGCAAAAGTTTGTAGAATACAACATTGTTGACGTAGAACTTGTTGACCGAATGGAAGACAAGATGAAGTTGATTGAACTTGCTCTTACGATGGCATATGATGCTAAAGCGAATTATGATGATGTATTTTCGCAAGTAAGAATGTGGGATACAATCATCTACAATTATCTCAAAAAAAGAAATATTGTAATTCCGCCTAAAGAAAAGTCTGATAAGGATTCTAAGTATGCTGGCGCTTATGTAAAAGAACCAATTCCTGGAATGTATGATTGGGTTGTTAATTTTGATTTAAACTCACTTTATCCTCACTTGATTATGCAGTTTAACGTAAGTCCAGAAACTCTTGTTGAAGAAAAACATCCAACAGTTACGGTTGATAAAATTCTTAATCAAGAACTTACGTTTGAACTTTATAAAGATTATGCAGTATGTCCAAATGGTGCTATGTTCCGTAAGGATGTGCGTGGTTTCTTACCTGAACTGATGGAAAAGATTTATGAAGATCGTACAGTTTATAAGAAGAAAATGATTGCCGCAAAACAAGAATATGAAAAGAAAAAGACAAAAGAACTAGAAAAAGAGATTGCTCGCTGTAACAACATCCAAATGGCGAGAAAGATTCAACTTAATTCTGCTTATGGTGCTATTGGTAATCAATATTTTCGTTATTATAAATTAGAAAATGCTGAGGCAATTACTTTATCAGGTCAAGTTGCAATTCGTTGGATTGAAAATAAACTCAATCAATATTTGAATAAAATACTCAAAACGAAAGAGATAGATTATGTTATTGCTTCTGATACTGATTCTGTTTATCTTAACATGGGTCCTCTGGTTGAGGGTGTATACAAAGGAAGAGAAAAAACTACTGAAAGCATTGTTTCGTTCCTTGATAAGGTCTGTAAGGTGGAACTTGAAAAGTATATTGAAAGTTGCTACCAAGAACTGGCCGAGTACGTAAATGCTTATGACCAGAAGATGCAGATGAAGCGTGAGAACATTGCTGAGCGTGGAATCTGGACTGCAAAGAAGCGTTACATTCTGAATGTTTGGGATAGTGAAGGTGTTCGCTATGAAGAACCTAAACTTAAAATGATGGGTATTGAAGCAGTTAAATCATCAACTCCTGCACCTTGTCGAAAGATGATTAAAGATGGACTTAAATTGATGATGAATGGAACCGAAGATGATGTAATTAAATTTGTAGATAAATGTCGTGAACAGTTTAAAAAACTTCCACCAGAACAAATTGCTTTTCCAAGAACTGCTTCTGATGTTCGTAAATATCATTCATCATCTGATATTTACATAAAAGGAACACCCATTCATATTAGAGGAGCATTGCTTTTTAATCATTATATAAAAGAAAAAAAATTAAGTAAAAAGTATTCTCTTATAGGTAATGGTGAAAAAATTAAATTCATATATTTAAAAAAACCAAATATTATTCGTGAAAACATAATTTCCTTTATTCAGGATTTTCCCAAAGAACTTGGTCTTGACAAGTATATTGATTATGAATTACAATTTGAAAAGAGTTTTGTTGAACCATTAAAATCAATCTTAGATTCAATTGGATGGTCTGTAGAGAAGAATATTAATTTAGAAAGTTTTTTCCTATGATACAATTACCAATAAACGAAAAAGAGTTGGATTACATAATCAAAATATTGGAAACTCGCAATCCACAACTTTATGCTAAGTTGTGGTCACATAAATTAAATAAATTAAAGGGAGAAAAAATTAATGGACTTTCTTAAGGATATTGTAAAAGAAATTGGTGGTGAGTATACGCAACTTGCTTCCGATATTGATGAGACTGAAAGTTATGTTGACACAGGTTCGTACATTTTTAATGCATTGGTTTCAGGTAGCATATTTGGCGGTGTATCTGGGAATAAGATTACTGCTATTGCTGGAGAGTCTTCTACTGGAAAGACTTTTTTCTCTCTCGCCGTTGTTAAGAATTTCCTTGATACTCACCCCGATGGTTATTGTCTCTATTTTGATACTGAAGCTGCTATCACTAAATCTCTTCTAGAATCTCGTGGAATTGATACTTCTCGTCTTGTGGTTGTAAATGTTGTTACTGTTGAAGAGTTTCGGGGAACGGCACTCAAGGCAGTAGACTTGTATATGAAAAAACCAGAAGCAGAACGCAAACCATGTATTTTTGTGCTAGACTCTTTGGGGATGCTTTCAACTAGTAAGGAGATCAATGATGCTCTGAATGATAAAGAAGTTCGGGATATGACAAAATCACAACTTATTAAAGGCGCATTTCGTATGCTTACCCTTAAACTTGGGCAAGCGAAAATTCCGATGATTGTAACAAATCATACTTATGATGTTATCGGTGCTTACGTTCCTACTAAAGAAATGGGTGGTGGTAGTGGTCTTAAGTATGCCGCTTCTACTATCGTATATCTTTCAAAGAAAAAAGAGAAAGATGGAACTGAAATTGTTGGTAACATCATTAAGGCAAAAACTGCTAAGTCGCGTTTAAGTAAAGAAAACAAAGATGTGGAAGTTCGTCTTTATTATGATGAGCGTGGTCTTGACCGTTATTATGGATTACTTGAACTTGGTGAAATTGCAGGAATGTGGAAAAATGTTGCTGGTCGGTATGAAATTAATGGTAAAAAAATTTATGGGAAGGAGATTTTAAAGAATCCTGATCAGTATTTTACTGAAGAAGTAATGCAGCAACTTGATGCTGCCGCAAAACAACAATTCTCTTATGGAACGAATTGAGACAACTATTCTCAGAAATTTAGTATTTAATGAAGATTACTCACGTAAGGTCATACCTTTCATTCAACCAGATTATTTTGAGCAAAAGACGGAAAAGGTCGTTTTTGAAGAAATTGTCAAATTCATTGTTAAATATGGTTCGGCAATTACAATCGAAGCACTTAACATTGAAGTAGAAAATCGCACAGATTTATCTGAAGATCAAATTAAAGAAATCAGAGAAATTAATAAGTCTTTGAATGATTTTCCAGTAGAGAAGCAATGGTTACTCGATACAACTGAAAAGTGGTGTCGTGACCGTGCTATTTACATGGCACTTATGGAATCTATTCATATTGCTGATGGAAATAATGATAAAAAGAATCGGGATGCAATTCCCAATATTCTTTCGGATGCTCTTGCTGTATCTTTTGATAATAATATTGGACATGACTATTTACAAAACTATGAAGAACGGTATGAGTTTTACCACAGAAAAGAAGACAAAATTGAATTTGATCTCGAATACTTTAACAAAATCACAAAAGGTGGTCTCCCTAACAAAACTCTTAACATCGCTCTTGCTGGTACGGGTGTCGGGAAATCTTTATTCATGTGCCATGTGGCTAGCTCCGTCTTGCTCCAAGGACGGAACGTTCTGTACATTACGTTGGAAATGGCAGAAGAACGCATTGCTGAAAGAATTGATGCAAACCTTTTAAATGTACCTATTCAACAATTAATTGATCTTCCACGTTCAACATTTGAAAATAAGGTAAATGGTATTGTAAAAAAGACGCAAGGATCTTTAATTATTAAAGAATATCCAACTGCTTCTGCACACTCTGGTCATTTTAAGGCACTTCTTAATGAACTTTCTCTTAAGAAATCATTTAGACCTGATATTATTTTTATTGATTATCTTAATATTTGTGCCTCTAGTAGGCACAAGGCAAATAGTTCTATCAATTCTTATTCGTATATTAAGTCAATTGCAGAAGAACTTCGTGGTTTAGCAGTGGAATTTAATGTCCCAATTGTATCCGCTACTCAGACCACTCGTTCAGGTTATTGCTTGGACTTGAAAACACAAGTTCAAACACAGCAAGGACTGAAAGATATTTCTAACATTCAAGTTGGGGATTTCGTGCTTTCTAATACTGGTTATAATGAAGTGTTGAATGTCTTTCCTAAAACTAAAAAGAAATCTTATAAGATTACTTTGGAAGATGGTAAAGAAATTATTTGTAGTGAAGAGCACTTGTTCCCAACTGAAAATGGAGAATTGAATATCAAAGATGGTCTTGAAGAGGGAATGTTTCTTTATGTAAATGAATAGTGTGTGTAAGTTATACTTCTTATAAATAATAGTAGTATAACTTACTGATATGAAAGTAAAGATTTATCTAATTACCAACACAGCAGTTAATCCGCATATGTATTATGTTGGACTGACTAAAAATAAATTAGATAGAAGATTACAAGAACACATTACTCTTGGGAGGCACGAAGGTAATAAACTTTTGTCTGATGCTATTATTGAATATGGTAAAAGAAACTTTACTATTGAAGTCATAGAAGAAGTTAATGAGAGTGAAGCAAGAATGAAAGAAGATTATTATATCCGCAAGTATAAATCTCATTATAGAGATGGGTGTGGATATAATATGAAATATGAAACTTGTAATTATGAAAAACATTATCACGGAGCAAATCAAGAACAGATAGAAGAGAACATTAAAAATGGAAGAGTGTGGAACTATGGAATAAGTTTTTCTTCACAATCAAAAGAGAAAATGAGAAAAACTAAAAAACATAGATACTCTCTTGGTCTTTATACTAAATTCAATACAAATCATACTCAAGAAACAAAAGATAAAATATCAGAAAGTAAAAGAGGAAAAAAACTAACCAAACAACATAGAGATAATATTGCAAAATCTTCTGTTGGTAGAACTTGGATACATAACAAAAAATTAAAAGAAAGAAAGTTTATTAAAAAGGAAGAAGTAAGTTCTTACTTACAAAATGGTTGGGAAAATGGAAAAGGTGTTCTTTGGATGAATAATGGTGTAGAATGTATGTGTGCTGATATTTGGGATTACCAAAGTTTTATTTCTTGTGGATATATTGATGGGAGAATACAAAAGTGAATGAACCAAAATTTAAATATCTAATTCCGTTTTTTGCTGGGCATTTTGAGGTTTATACTACACCAAATGGAGAACAATATGCATACTTAAATAAACCAATTCCAGAAGATAATGAGTGGTTTAAGTTTGATAGTAAAACAAAAACCTATCAAAGTCTTAATAGTAAGGATGAAAATAACCAAAAATTAAAAGAATTTCTTAATCAGTATCGCAAACCTTTCGGTTTCTGTTAATTCTAACTAAAATAATGATGAAAAAAATTATAAAAATTGAAGAACTTGATGAAAGAGAAATGATTGATATTGAAGTATCAGGAAATCATCTATTTTATGCTAATAATATTCTAACTCATAATAGCAACTCTGACGTAGAATTGACTGATACTTCCGAGTCCTTTGGTCTGCCTGCTACTGCCGATCTTATGTTTGCTCTTATTAGTACTGAAGAACTTGAGCAGATGGGACAGATTATGGTGAAGCAACTAAAGAATCGTTATAATGATCCTACGATCTATAAACGTTTTATCGTAGGAATTGATCGTGCAAAAATGCGTCTTTATGATTGTGAACAAACTGCCCAAAAGGATATACTTGACAGTGGGCAGGATGATGAGTATAATGATTACGAAGACAAGAAACCTAAAAAGTCGTTTGAAGGATTTAAATTTTAATGGAAACTGCAAAACACGTTGATTTTGATAAGTATGCTGAGTTCGTAGATGCCGTAACTTCTGATGCATCTAAGGATTTTGTTTCCCTTTCTGATCGTTTGGTTGAACTTGATGAAAAGGGTGCTAATATTGAGAGACTTTTAACTGCTGCTGTTGGTATCAATGCTGAAGGTGGTGAGTTTATGGAAATCGTCAAAAAGATGGTATTCCAAGGTAAACCTTATAATGAAGATAATCGTGAGCACCTGATCATTGAACTCGGTGATATTATGTGGTATGTTGCTCAGGCATGTATGGCACTTGGTGTGACCCTTGATGATGTGGTTGCTCAAAACGTTCAAAAACTTCTCAAACGTTATCCTGAGGGTGCTTTTGATGTTTATTTCTCTGAAAACCGTGCTGTTGACGACCGATGACTAAAGAAAAACAAGTAACAATTAAAATGGATGTTCGTTCTGCTGCTGCAGTTCGTCAAATACTTTTTGAATCTCAAAAGGGATATACTTATAATTCAGAAAGTGTTCCTCCACGTATTTCTGATATTCGTGCAGTAATTCAAAATCTTGATGATAGTATTGGTGCTTTTCTTGGTGTTTAATAAATAATTTAAAAAAAATGTCTCTGATTGGCAAAAGAAAAGGAAGACCAACCACAAGAATCCAGTTTGATGGTATTCTTAAAAGATTTATTGTCTTCCTTAAAAGAGAACTTCGTTTAACATACGATATTCCATATGTACTCATAGATGACTCTGATTTTGCCAAAAAGAATATGACTTTTGGTATGATGAACAGAGAAATACTTTATATTAGTATTATTAATCGCCATCCTGTAGACATTCTAAGAACAGTATCCCATGAATTTGTACATTACAAACAAGTTATGGATGGTAAAATAATCTCATCAAATCTAGGAAGTCCTGCTGAAAATCAAGCAAATGCAAAAGCAGGAGAAATCATGAGAAAATATGGTAAACTTCATCCAGAATTATTTGACCTTATGCCAATCAGGTAGTATAATTCTTTTATTGGGGATATAGCTCAGTTGGTAGAGCGCGGTCTTTGCAAGGCTGATGTCAGGAGTTCGAGTCTCCTTATCTCCATATTACTAAATACTTTATATTGTGTGTAGAAGTATACTTATATAAAGTAATGAAATTATTCTCAACATTTATTACAGAAGCAACTGCAGCTTCTCAGCAAGCAAAAAGGTTAGGCCTTGTTGGAGATGGTCATGGTGGTTGGTATAACAGAGCGACTGGTGAATTTGAGGCTAAAACAGTTGGTGGCGGACTGCAGTATTATAATAAGAGGCAAAGAGTACCTGGAAAAGATCCAGCACAAACACCAAGAGAAAAGCAAATTGCTTCTCCTGGATATAATGACCCAGCGATGGTGCAACAAGTACAACAAGTTCAACAAATACCTCAAGAACAAGTTCCTCAAGAAGAAATACCTCAAGAACAAGTTCCTCAAGAAGAAATGCCACAAGAACAAGTTCCTCAAAGTTTTCTCCCCGTTGAAAAAACAAAAGGAACCTTGACGATTGTGTTTGGTAGATTTAATCCTCCTACAGTTGCACATCAGGAATTGATAGATACTGCAGCACAAGTTGCAGAGGAAGAAGGTAGTGAGTATGTTATAGTTCCTTCACGTAGTTTTGATCCTAAAAAGAATCCATTGGATCCTGATACAAAAATATTTTTCATGAGAAAATTATTTCCAGATCATGGAGAAAGGATTGTAAATGATCCTAATCAGATTACAATTTTTGATACTCTTAAAAAAGCACATAATGATGGATATTCTTCTGTAAGAATTATATGTGGAACTACGAGAGTAAAAGAATTCGAAAATCTGGCAAACAATTATAATGGACAGTTATATTTGTTTGATATGATTGAAGTCTTACCTGTTGGGGAAATTGATGCTGATGGTAAAGAAGTAGATGGAATAACTTCATCAAGATTAAGACTTGCTGCTGCTGAAGGAGATCTTGTTACATTTAGAAATTTAATACCACAGTCAATACCAAGAAAAGAAATTATTCAACTTTTTGATTTAGTTCGTCAAGGTATGGGAATTGAAGAAATACAACAAGAAGGATATAATCTTTGGGAAATTGCGCCAAAGTTTGATTTACAATCTTTAAGAGAAAATTATGTATGTGGAAATATTTTTAAAGTAGGTACTATGGTTGAAAATTTAAATACTGGTCTTTCTGGAACAATTATTCGTAGAGGAACTAATTATTTAATTTGTGTTACTGAAGATGGTATGATGTTTAAATCGTGGATTAAAGATGTTTCTGAAGCATATACTGAAAATCATATGTCCAGAAAAATGCGAGTTCCTGGAAAAAGAAATACTTTAATTGGAACTGATGGATATAGAAAAAATGCAATGGAAGTTATGGGAATATCTAGTATAAAGAATTTCATAAATAGAAATAGAAAAAAGTAAAGTAAAAAGTTTTCTCATGAAAAAGCATATTGCTGAAGATTTACCTGCAAGAAAATTCCCACAGGCGTCTTTATCAAAAGGTGGTGGCGAAAAGGAACGTGACGATAAAAAAGATGGTGAGTCTAAATCTCCCGAACAGAGGATAAGACAAGCTGTTTATGATATTCGTTATCGTGCAAGAAGAGAAAATATTCCATTAAGATCTGCATATACTCAATATATGCAAAATAGTTCTTTAGGTGAGCAGGAAAAGTCATTGGTAAGAGAAAAGTTATTCGGAAAAGGTGGTCTCGTGAAGGAAACTTATTTGGAAGGAATTTCTGATTTAGCATCTTCCTCAGTTGCAAAGGCATTGTATAGTGTTTTTGTTGAGAAAAAATCTGAAACTATTGATTACGATCAACTTAAAAATGAATTAGAAGAAGCAGCACATGTTAACAAATACAATAGTGGTAGTGATAGAAAATATAAAGTCAGAGTAACTGATAAAAATGGAACATCTTATGTGAGATTTGCTACTCGTGAAAAAATTAATTCATTAAGATCAAATCCAAACATTCAGTCTGTTGAAATGACTGAGTATGGTGAACCATATGAAGGTGAAAGAACCAAAGGAGAAAGAACCGCAGCAGCAAAATCTGGTAAGGATTATGATGGTGATCGTAAAGTAGAAAGTGGAGCAAAGGAATATCGTGGTGCAGTTCACAATGCAATTCAGCGCAAAAAAGGTGGAGTTCCTGATGGTAAGGATACCTCAAGTGTAAAAGAAGAATTTCTTGGTGAGGTAAAAAAAAACAATAGTTCTGAAAAAAGAGTTTATGATGTAATGAAGGGAAAGAATAGTGTAGTTGTTGCTCCAAATGATGGTGTAAATGAGAGTTCCTATTCTAAATTTCTTGGTTTATTGAATGAAAGAGAAATGACTAAAGGTGAGGTTACTAAGGAAAAGAAGTTGAAGAAAAAATACGATCCTTCTGGTATGAAGGCAAGTATGATTAAACAATATGGTCCAGAAAAAGGGGAGCAAGTTTATTTTGCCACGATTCGTAAGCAATCGATGAAGGAAGAATCATGTGGAGACAAAAAGGATACTTCAAATGATTCCAGAGAAATGCCAACAAAAGTTAATATGGTAAAAAATAAATTGAGAGCAATGGGTCTCAAAATGGATTATGAACCCGAAGGTGAAGTACTTGATGAAAGAAGAAGAGAGGAAAAAGGAACACCAAGAAAGGAACGTAATCGTGCAACTGAATTTGTGAGGTCGCAAAATAAAGGAATGATGACCAGAAGTGGTAGAACTGTTTCTCAACATGAAGCAGAAAGAGGTGTACCTGAAAGAGATCGTCCTAAAAAAGCAGAAAAAACAACTGCTGATAGACTTCAAGCAAGAAGAACAAGAGAAGCAGCTTCTCAATCCTCAAGAGAAAGATCTGAAAGAGATCAAGAAAATAGACGTAGACTTGCTTAAAATCTAAATAGGATAGGATACTCTTTACACGGAGGACATCATGGATGTAGTAGTAACAGTGGTAAAACCACTTTTGATTCAAATTGCAACACATCCAGCAGTTAAAAATCTTGTTCTTGAATTGCTTGCAAAGTATGTTAAATCAACTGACAATAGCATTGATGATGTAGTATATGAACTTGTAAAAGATAAACTCTTTACTCCACAAGCATGATTACTTGTTTTTTAACTAACTGGGGAGTAACTATTATTCTGGGACTTTTACTTTCCTTATCTGAATGGTTATCTAAGACAAAAAAAGTAAAAGCAAATGGAATAATAGAATTTTTTCAACTATTTTTAAAAACTATCTTAAAGAAAGAGACTAAAAACTAAAAGTCTCTTTTTTTTATAAATATCATTATATAAAGAACTTTAAAGGTAAAAAGAATGGCACTCTGGGGAACAGCAGATAGTATTTACTCTCCTGGAACAGTAACTGTTGATTATGCAAACAAAACAGTTACTGGTTCTGGAACAAGTTTCACTAATGCCACCGTAGGATCTGTAATTAGCATTGGTGTCGGTGTTACCTATGGTGAAGCAATAATTTCAGCAATTACTTCCAATACAGCAATTTCAATTGCATCAACTCAATTCTTAAGTGGTGCTCCAATTTCTGGTGTTGCATATACAATGTCACAAAAACCAAAGTATGTACTTCATGATTCAAATTATGCAGAATCTCCAGTTGGTGTAGGAACTATTAATTCTGTTGTTGGTGTTGATGTATATGAGGCACAATCTGCAGTCAACACTAAGCAAAAAGTAGCACATGCTGGATGGGTTGGTGTTCATACTTATATTGACATGCATGGTAATTATCGTGTTAAAAGTGAAGTTCTTGTAGCGTTCTCTGGAATTACTTCAGGAACTGCTGCTGTTGGAACTTCTTATGGTGATGCTGCCGATGATGCAGAATATCCTGATCGTTTAATTTCTATTACAACTCAACCATCTAATAGAACTGGTATTTCTACAACATCAAATACCACATTTACTGTGGTTGCCTCTGCAACTCCTACAGCGAATCTTTCTTACCAGTGGCAGTATGCATCTAGTGTTGGTGCAGCATATACCGATCTTTCTAACAATGCTATCTACAGTAATGTTACTACAGCAACTGTTGGAATCGCATCTACATCAGTTACTGCTAATAGACCTAATGGTTTCTACTATCGCGTTAACATCACTGCTGATGGTGGAGCAACTGCAACCTCTGATGCTGCAAGATTGACTTATGCATGATAATATGGTATGAGATTTGAAGAACTGAATAAAGATAATTATTTACTATTTGCAATTAAATTTTATGATAATCCTCAATCTTTAACGAAAGAGGATTTTGATAATGATTTGAAAAGATTTAAATACGTAAAAAGACTTTTAAATCGTTATAAAAATACTAAAAATATTGAAGATTTAAAAGTCCATCTAATTTTAAATCATTTAATAGTTTTGTTTAATGTCTTCAATGATGCTGCTGTTCCATTATTGTTTTATAATTTGGATCAGTCTCATTGGTCTGTTCTTAAAAGTTTTTTAATTTTTTTGAATCGCTTACCAGAGTATCCAGTTACTACTATTAATACTATTCAAGAAGATAAAGATTGTCTCACATTATTGCAAACAATTTAATGGATAAAGTAGATAAATTAATTTCAATTATTAGAAATATTCGTGAAGAAATGGTAATGACAACTGCAAGTACTGTAGGAAAGTCTGGATTTGGTGGCAGTGCTCAAGGATTTGATCCTGGTCCAACTGCAGGTTATGATAAAAAATTATTTGATGGAAGAAGTAAAATAGCAAGAAGACTTCCTCCACCATACAAGTCAGCATTAATAAAGGATAAAAAACGAAAATAGGAATTCTAAAATGTTTAGCAACGACTCAAAGGTTCAATTAGCCGTACTTCAAGAAAGATTTAAGGCTCATGAGCAAATCATTGAGAAAGTTGATACAGCAATACAAACATTAAGTGAAACCAATCAAAATATCTGCAAAATGCTTGCAGTTCATGATGAACGTTTAGAGCAGTGTAAAAAAGATGATGGAGAACTTTGTAAAAAAGTTGATGATATAGAAATAAAGGTAGATGGTTTATATAAATTTAGATGGCAAGCAGGAGCAGTACTTGCTGTAATTATGACATTAATCGGAATCATAAACGCTTTTGGACCTAAACTCTTGACAAACCAATCAAAACCAGTTACAGTAGAGCGCATCAGGTAAAATTTCTTCGTAATGGATTTTGTTGACTCCAAGTACATTGGACTTGTTTCATCACGCTTGCAAAAATTTAAGAGGGTCAAGTCGGATCTCTACAACTTTCGCTGCCCTATTTGTGGAGACTCTCAGAAGAATAAAAATAAAGCAAGGGGATATATTTATTCAGTTAAAAATAATACTAACTTTAAGTGCCACAACTGTGGCATTAATATGTCATTCAACAATTTTCTTAAAGAACTTGATATTGTATTGCATAAACAATATACAATGGAAAAGTTTAAAGAAGGACATACTGGTAAAAATTTTGTTGTAGAACAACCAAAGTTTGAATTTATTAAACCAGTATTTAAAAAGAAACTTGATTTACCTAAAGCATCGGAAGTTCCTATTGCTAAAGAATATTTGGAAAAGAGAAAACTGAATCCAGAAAAGTTTTATTTTGCTAACAACTTTAAAACATGGACAAATACTCAAAAAGTTACTTTTGACACTGTAGATAAAGATGAAAGTCGCATTATTATACCAATGTATAATAGTGAAAAAAATTTAATCGGTTTTCAAGGAAGAGCACTAGTTCCAAACTCTGTTAAATATATCACTGTGATGCTTTATAATGATTTCCCAAAAATCTATGGTCTTGATCAAGTCGATTCTTCAAAACCCATTTACATTGTTGAAGGACCCTTCGATTCCACGTTTGTTCAAAATTCTGTTGCTATGTGTGGGTCCGACGTTGATATTGGGTCGTTTGGTTGGAGCGATTATATTTATGTTTTTGATAATGAACCTCGCAACCGAGAAATCGTCAACCGAATATCAAAAACCATCCATAGAGGAGAGAAAGTAATTATTTGGCCAACATCTATTGAACAAAAAGACATCAATGATATGGTACTAGCTGGACTTAATATTATGGATGTGTTAGAATCAAATACCTACTCAGGTTTAGAAGCAAAAATTAAATTTAACAATTGGAAGAAAATATGAGCAACGGTACAAAAGTCGTTAAGAGAAATGGAAAAACTGAATCACTTGATTTGAATAAACTCCATGTTATGGTGGAAGAAGCATGTAAAGATCTTGCTGGAGTATCCGCCAGTCAAGTTGAAATGCAATCTGGTATTCAGTTTTATGATGGGATTACAACTGCAGAGATTCAGGAAATCTTGATTAGATCTGCATCTGACCTGATTGATCTTGATCACCCCAACTATCAGTTTGTTGCTGCTCGCCTACTGTTGTTTGCCCTCCGTAAGCAATTGTTTGGAAGAATGCATGAGTGTCCCACAGTAAAACAGCATGTAGATCGTTGTGTTGTTAGAGGTGTTTATGACTCAGAAATTCTTGATCTTTATACCGATGAAGAGTTTGATAAACTTCAGTCGTTTATTGATCATAGTCGTGACTATCTGTTCACTTATGCAGGTCTACGTCAGGTCGTTGATAAGTACCTTGTGCAAGACAGAAGCACTGGAGCACTTTATGAAACGCCACAGTTTATGTACCTTTTGATTGCGGCAACTATCTTCTCCAAGTATCCTAAGGAAACACGTTTAGACTACGTTAAGAGGTACTACGATGCAATCTCCAAACACAAAATCAACATTCCGACCCCCATCATGGCAGGAGTGCGAACTCCACTTAGACAATACGCTAGTTGTGTTTTGGTTGATGTTGATGACACCCTCGATAGTATCTTTACTAGTGATATGGCTATTGGCAGATACGTTGCACAAAGGGCGGGAATCGGTATCAACGCAGGTCGCATCCGTGGCATCAACAGTAAAATCAGAGGCGGAGAAGTTCAGCACACAGGTGTTGTTCCATTCCTCAAAAAGTTTGAAGCAACTGTCCGATGCTGCACTCAAAATGGCATTCGTGGTGGATCAGCAACTGTCCACTTCCCAATCTGGCACCAAGAAATAGAAGATATCCTAGTATTAAAAAATAACAAGGGAACCGAAGATAATCGTGTTCGTAAGTTAGACTATAGTATCCAAATCTCCAAACTCTTCTATGAACGATTCATTCAAAACGGAGAAGTCTCACTCTTCTCTCCACACGACGTTCCTGGTTTGTATGATGCTTTTGGCACTGATCGATTTGACGAGTTATATGTATCTTATGAACGAGATACATCTATTCCAAGAAAAACTATCGGTGCTCAAGAACTCTTTCTGGATCTTCTAAAAGAACGTGCTGAAACTGGTCGCATTTACATTATGAATATTGACCACTGTAATTCTCACTCATCTTTCTTAGATAAAGTTGAGATGAGCAATTTGTGTCAGGAAATTACTCTTCCTACCAAACCACTTCAACATATTGATGATACTGATGGTGAAATCGCTCTCTGCATTCTTAGTGCAATTAATGTCGGAAAAATCCGTGACCTTGAAGACCTTGAAGTACTCTGTGATCTTTCTGTGCGCTCTTTGGATGAACTTATTGATTTCCAAGGATACCCCGTTAGAGCAGCAGAAATCGCCACCAGAGCACGTCGTTCTCTGGGTATAGGATTTATTGGTCTTGCACACTATCTTGCCAAGCACGGTGAGCACTATGATGATCCTGGTGCTTGGAAACTGGTACACGATCTGACTGAGGCATTTCAATATTATCTGATTCAATCGACCGTAAATCTTGCAAAAGAAAAGGGTGCTTGTGAATATTCTCATCGCACTAAGTATTCTCAGGGTATTTTACCGATTGATACATACAAGAAGGACGTTGATGAAATCGTCCCTAATGAACTGAAATATGATTGGGATAGTCTTAGGGAACAAGTCAAGCAATATGGTGTACGGAACTCAACATTGTCCGCACAGATGCCATCGGAGAGCAGTTCCGTGGTGTCAAATGCAACAAATGGAATTGAACCACCTCGCGGATACTTGTCCATTAAGAAATCGAAGAAAGGACCACTTAAGCAGATTGTTCCCCAGTATCAAACACTTAAGAACAATTACACGCTTTTGTGGGATATGCCTAGCAATCGTGGGTATATTCATATTGTTGCGGTAATGCAGAAGTTTTTTGATCAGGCAATCTCTGGTAACTGGAGTTATAATCCAGAAAATTATGCCGACAATGAAGTTCCTACTTCAGTAATGGCACAGGACCTTTTGACTACATATAAGTACGGTTGGAAAAACAGTTACTATCAAAATACTTATGACGCCAAAACTGACGAAGTTGAGGAAACACGTCAAACATTAGAAAATTTAATTTCCGATATTCTAGAAACGGAGGAGGAAGATTGTGAGTCTTGTAAGATTTAAAACAGGTTTGGAGGATAAAAAAATGGTCGAATCAATGACTGTTTTTAATTCTCAAGAAGTAGATACCAAAAAGCAACCAATGTTTTTTGGACAACCATTAGGAATACAGAGATACGATTCTTACAAGTATCCAATTTTCGATAAACTAACAACACAGCAACTGGGGTATTTCTGGAGACCAGAAGAGGTCTCCCTCCAAAAAGATCGTGGAGATTATCAATCTCTTCGCCCAGAGCAAAAACACATCTTCACCAGCAACCTCAAGTATCAGGTGATGCTGGACTCAGTTCAGGGTCGTGGTCCTGGTATGGCGTTCGCGCCCTACTGTTCACTTCCCGAACTGGAAGCATGTATGAAAGTATGGGAGTTTATGGAGATGATCCATTCCCGTTCATACACTTATATCATCAAGAACGTTTATTCTGACCCATCAGAAGTATTTGATACAATTCTCAAGGAGGATCGTATCATGGAACGTGCTGTGAGTGTTACTCAGGCATATAATGATTTTATTAACAGTGCTCATCGCTATGATAATTCTAGTGAGTGGGTCCACGCTTTGGAACAAGTACCATACGCACAAGAGGCAAGGTATGAACTCAAGCGCAAATTGTTCAGAGCAGTTGCAAACGTTAATATTCTTGAAGGTATTCGCTTTTACGTCAGTTTCGCTTGCAGTTTTGCGTTTGGCGAACTCAAACTTATGGAAGGAAGTGCAAAAATCATCTCACTGATTGCTCGTGATGAGAACCAGCATCTGGTTATCACTCAAAACATTATGAACAAATGGAAAGAGGGTGATGATCCTGAGATGGCACGTATCGCCAAAGAAGAAGAGCAGTGGGTCTACAAGACCTTTGAGAATGCGGTGAATCAAGAAAAACTTTGGGCAGAGTATCTGTTCAAGGACGGATCTATGATTGGTCTGAATGACAAACTGTTACAGCAATATGTTGAATGGATTGCAAACCGTAGAATGAAGGCAATTGGATTGAGACCTCTTTATGATATTCCTGCCAAGAATAACCCACTTCCTTGGACTGAGCACTGGATTTCTTCTAAGGGTCTTCAAGTTGCTCCCCAGGAAACTGAGGTTGAATCCTATATAGTAGGTGGGATTAAACAAGATGTTACCAAAGATACTTTCTCAGGATTCCAATTATGATGAATGGTGTGAACAGGAAATCCTGAATGCATACCAACAAGCAGCAGAAGCAGATGAGTTTCTGTTTGGGGATTATGATTATGAAAAGGAATGGTTGGGAAAAAGGAATAATGATGTAGTTTGAGGGTCTTCTGACCCTCTTTTTTTATAAATAAAATTATAAAAACATAAAGAAACAATGTCTAGAATTACGGGAACTGATGCTTTCAATATGATGGAAGCATATAATGCAATTTATGCTCCACAAGAACTTACAGAAGAGCAAGTTTGGGAAGAAGTTGAAGCGTGGGTAAATTCACTCGTAGAAGAAGGTTATGACCTGAGTGAGTATACTTGGGAAGATATGTATGAAGAATATCTGAACGAAATGGGGCAAAGGGCAACTACTGGACAAATGACTGCACCATCACCAGCATATAGACCTGCAGGAGGTGGTATGGGAGGTCTGAGAGGTAGCGGAAGAGATAGAACTTCTTATCAAACTAGTTCTTCTCCTGGAGCACTTAGAGTACCTGCCAATGCACCATATCAATCTCGCTTTGCAGGTGCTCGTGATGCTGCTTTTGCAAGAGCAAGACAAATTCAAGGTTCTCCTGTAGTTGGTCCAAGAGTTGCAACTCCTGCTGCTGCTCCAGCAAGACCTGTAGCACAAGCACCTGCAAGACCCGCTGCTGCTCCAACAGGAGGAGTAGCAAAACCAACTACTACTGCTACAACTGCACCAGCAGCAACTCCAGCAGCACCAAGACAAAGAGATACAAGTATTACTGATATGATCGGTAGATCTCAAATTAGGCAAGGAGCTCCTATTAATACTGGAAATGCATCTTCAGATATTCGCAGTAGAGCTCTTAGAGGAACAGAGGTTGGTGGGGCTGGTGGATCTGTTGCCGCTCCAGTTGTTGCAGCAAAACCAAGTGCTCAACAACAAATCAGACAACGCAGATTGAATATGGATCTGGATCTTTTTGATATTGTTCAAGGATATCTGATTGATGAAGGTTATGCTGAAACTGAAGAGGCAGCAGCAGTCATTATGGCAAACATGAGTGAAGAGTGGAAAGAAAGTATTCTTGAGTCTGGATACTTTCCAACAAGAGAATCGCAAATGAAAGATGAGGCAAAGCACAATCTTAGAGGTCAAACAGTAAAACCAAGAACTGCTCAGACTCAAGCAAAACCAACACCATCAAATTTAAAATAAAATTATTTTAAATTTAATAATCATAGAGGGTCTCAATACCCTCTTTTTTTATAAATAACTAAAAAAGTAAGAAAGAAAAATGAAGTCTTTTAGTCAATTTTTGCAAGAATCTTATATTGAAGAAGAGCAAGCAGATCAACTCAGAATATTGAAAAGAGATAATAAAACTGCGTATGATCTTAGAAAACCCATAGGAAATAGAGGAATCGCTACAGATCCAACTCCACTTCCTGCAAATAGAAGACTTTCTCCTTCAGCACCAGAAGCACCAAAAGAAGCTCCAGGACAACAAGTAATTAGACAAACTTCCAATCCACCAACTACGAAAGCATTGGAACCTGGAAAAACTGGTGGAGAATTAGGAAAACCAACCGGTGCATTTCCAGATGCAATGGGACAGGGAGCATATGATGCTGCAAGAAGGCAGTCATCTACATCTAACTCCAAATCATCTCCTGGAGTAAAGAAAACTAATCCAAGAGCAACTACTGGAGTAAAACCACCAAGACCAACTCCAGCATCCAGAAGACTTTCTTCTGCTGCACCTGAAGGATCAAAGGAAGTTCCTGGTCAACAAGTAATTAGACAGTCTCCTACTCCTGCATCTAGACCAGCATTAGAACCTGGAAAAACTGGTGGAGAATTAGGAAAACCAACCGGTGCATTTCCAGATGCAATGGGACAGGGAGCATATGATGCTGCAAGAAGGCAGTCATCTACATCTAACTCCAAATCATCTCCTGGAG